TTATAGTTTTATCTTTTCTAACTTGCTGGATATATCTGATACCATTTTTTGGGTAACGTGTGAATAAATTTCAAGTGTTGTCTTTGAATCTGAATGGCCTACTCTATCCATGATGGCAGTTAGTGGGATGCCTAGTTCAGCAAGTAAAGAGATATGAGAATGTCTGAACATGTGAGTAGTGATATTTTTGTCAATACCTAGCTTTTTACCATGATTTTTTAAAGGTATAATAACCCTGGCACTTGTTATTGGCTCTCCTAGAGTGTTGATAAAAATAAAATCAGTATCAAATCCGTTTTTTGTATTCTCTAGAATTTGCTCCTTGATAATATCTAACACTTTTTTAGGGGCAGTTATAATTCTATCTGATTTTGCAGTCTTTGGTGCAGTTCTCTTTTTAAGTCTAAAATCGTATGTATGTCTTATGTGGATTGTCTTTTTTGGGAAGTCTATATCCTCTTTGTAACTCAAGGCAGCAAGCTCTCCATATCTCATACCAGTTAGAAAAAGGACTTTGGCTATACGGATATACTTGTTTAAACGATAATCACGCAAAGCCTCTTTTTGTAAAGTTTTAATAAAGAGGTTGAACTCTTTTTGATCCAGATATTTTGTCCTTTTCTTTTTCAAGTCATCGGAGGTTGTAATTTTACGGGGTAGCTCGACAAAAAGCATTTCGTTGCTATTGATATAATTCATTCTAAGAGCGTATTTCATAATCTGATTGAGTTTAAATTTTATTTTGGCGGTATAATTCCTGGAGCGCCCATCTTTAATCAGTTGGTCTATGACTTTCTGCAATAATCTACGGTCAATGTTTCTAACTAGATAATCGCCCTCTATCTGATTAAATATTTCATTTTTTACATGGTTTGCTGCATAGATTGTTGATTCTCTGACCCCATTTTTCCAATTATCCTCAAACTCATCATAAAGCTCTTTGAATGTTATATCAGATATGTTTTTATTTTTATCTTCTAGTTTCTTATTTATCTTTTCTTGCAAGAGTAAAATAGCTTGATTTCTTGCTTGAGGTGTTTTCTTCTCCATCGTGACTGAGACTTTTTTCAATTTCTCAGTATATGGATCTTTGTATCGCTCAAAAAATTTATATTTGCCGTTTGGCAATTCTTCCATCCACATTGATTTTAACCTCACTTTTTGGTAAAATGAGTATAGTAAAGAGGGCTTTTTAATGCCTTTTACTATACTGAACACCTCACGCTCTCCTTGGCAAAAATTTGAGCGTGGGGATTTTTTTATTTCGTTTCAAAGAAATTTCCGCAATTTTTGCAATGCCACTGTTTATTTCCTTTTTTTCCTGCAAAACCAGCTAAAGCACCAACTCCACCAGTCAAAACAGCACCACCAACGGCTTTTCCAACAGAAAAGGCTTTTTTATCTTGTTGTAAGAAAGTGACATCTTTGGAGTTACAATTTGGGCAAGTGATGATATTCTGCTTTTTCTCTTGCTTTTTCTTCTCTTGATTTGCTCTAAATGCTTCCATCTCACGCTGTCTTGCTTTTTTCTTTTCAGGTGATTCAGTCTTAACTTTGTAAATAACAAAAGCTATTATAACGATAACAAAGATTACATAAAGTATAACGCCTAACAATTTGTTGTTCATATTAACCTCCGTTTTAGCATTTAAAAGCCAAACATTTTTCTATGGATTTTTGGTATTTTTACTAAGTATTTCTTGCTTTTTACTTTTCCTGTGGCATGAAGTTTCCGACAACTTTTCCGATGATGCGTGGCTCTTCTTCCCAGCGGGCAAATTTATCATCATATTTGTCATTTAGCGAGACAAGGCGGAGTCCATCTTTTTCTTTGTAGACTTTCTTGATATAGCTCTGGCCGTCCCAATCAACGGCATAGATGGCACCATCATAATCCCAACCTGTGTCCTTGATGAGGGCGACAGATCCATCTGCGAAATCTGGCTCCATGGAATCACCATAGACCCAGCTGGCGAGGTCGTGGGGGATGTTCTTATCAAAATAGACAGTGTCATAGTTGCGTTCTTCTGCGTAGCCGTATCCTGTCCCTGCGGATAGCTTTTCGAAAACGTGATATTCGAATAGTTCTTCGTTGATCTCTCGCTCCTGCCCCTCTAAAAGCTCCTCAGACGTCCGTAGCACAATTTTTTTATTTGGGGTGGTTAATTGTACTACTTTATCCGTTATCTGCTGCGTGAGCAAATCTGGAGCGCTTGGGGAAACGGTAGGAGATTGAAGAGCCTCGTTTTGAGAAGGAAAAAAATCATCTATTGAGACACCAAAAATATCGCAAAGCTCAAAGAGCATGTCTTGATTGGCTTTCCTATCTCCTTTTTCATATCTACTAATAGTTTGTTTAGTAGTATTCAATCTTTTAGCAAGTTCATCTTGAGTAAAACCGGCTGATTTTCGAAAAATTTTAATTTGGTTTCCAATGTATTTTTTCAAATCCATGTTCCGTACCTCAATTTTAATAATTCTATAAGTAGATTATATAAAAAAGTCACCGAAAACGCAACTTTTTTTATTTTTTAATTAAAATACTGTTGACAAGTCACCAAAGTGGTGATATTATATAATCAAGCTTAGAGATAAGTAAATAAAACGAAAGGAGGAAAAGAGGTGGAAAATGTTGAAATTGTTGAATTGATAAAAATTACATTTAAACGAGGGAAAGGAACAGAAGATGACCCGGTTAGAGTTGTAACTCAGTATTGGGACAAAGAAAATGTATTAATCTTTGAGAAAGATTAATTGTCTCTTCTTTCAATAGAATTTCGGTAGGATTCCGGTAATAGGTTATATGTGTCTAGAATTTTTTTAGGTTGGGTGATTCGATTATCTACAATCAAGTTGATAAAACTTAACAATGATAAAGCTAACTCTTTGTTATCTTTTATATCTATTTGGCCTGGATGTACGGCGTTATTCCCTATTACTCTAACACTGTCTAGCATTTGTTGGATTTCTATTGGCATTCCTTTAGAGACAAGACTTCCAATTTGGGTATTTAAATCTTTACCTTGTGCGTTTAAATGAGCAACGAGCTTTTCAATAGCTAGGCGAGATAGAGCTGCAGAAGCTCTGGGCGATATATTTAGAACTTCGCCAGCTTCAATATAGATTTCTTTCACATCATCAGGCATATCATTATTAGGTTTAGGTATTCCTTCGGCAACATTTGGGAAAATTAATGTCAACGTTGCATCGCTTGTGTTTAATACGATCCTGGGGCTATACGTTATTTGGATTTCGTTTGTTATCCAAATAGAAAATTGATTACAGGCCTGACATTGTGCAATTATAATAAATTTGATAGATTCGTTGAAATCTCTATTGATGTTAATAGGATTATAAGTCCATAAATGGGAAGAGAAGCCTGAACATATAGGGCATTGAAAGGCTTTTGAATTGCCTGCGAAGCCACCGCCTAGACTTAATTTAGAAAGGTCAAATGACATATTATTTCTCCAATCGTTTTTATTCTATTATACCAAATTTAGAAAGGAGGTAGGAACGTGCAAATTTATCTTTACCAACTAAGAAAAGAAAAAGGGATTACTCAAAAAGAACTAGCTCAAAAATTGGGTATATCCGAAACCGCATATCGGCAAAAAGAAAAGGGGCAAAGTGCTTTTACTCAGGATGAAATGTTTTTCTTGCGTAGCTTTTTTGATAAACCTTTGCAAGATATTTTTTTGCCAAGAAAGTCACCAAAACGGTAACTTAAAAACTCATATCAACAAAGAAAGGAGCTCGCATGGATAAGAAAAAACTTTATAACTTAAAAGTGGATTTCATCTTTCAGGAATCCAACTAACGACTATACTGCTGTTAGTAATGATTTTATCAACGATCCTGCGCTTGGAGCAGCTGAAATAGGAGTACTGATGATTGTTTTGAGCAATATATCTACCTGGCAAGTCTACCCTGAAGAGATAGCAAAACGAGCAGGCTTGAATTATCGAACTGTTTTAAAGCACTTTGAAAAATTGAAACAAGCGGGCTATTTGAGAGAAATTAAGGTATCTTTTGGGCGCGGGACTGGTTCGCGAATCTTTAGATTTTTCTCTGATAGAAAAATATCAGAATTTAGTTTTCAAATAATGCAAGAGAGACTTTTTGCTGAATTGCGGTCACAAGGTTTGCAGGTGTAAAAATAATACATGTAAAAATAATACATGTAAATTTTTTTACACTAACAAATATTAACTAACAACAAGTATTAAATAACAATAAATATTAACTAACAACAAGTCCTACTTCTCTTAATAAATAAAAGAGAGAAATTTCAAATTTAGGACTTTGCAAAAATGGGAAAGGGGGAAGAATGAGACCTAAAAGATACCCATTCAGTGGTAAAACAAAAGCCTCAACTACGGAAATAGTCAAGGCTTGGGAAGATGCTTACTCAGAATTTATTGTCAAAACTCAAAACGAGAAAGAAGAATCTGAGCAGGAATTAAAAAAAGCTATACAATGCCTAAAAACGTCACTAGTTGGTAAATATTTAGAAATTTCTGGGGAGCTTGCAGGACGCATTGAAGCTGAGACAGAAAAAGCCCTGCTTGTCCGTAGGGCGATAGTCATTAATGAGTATATCGGCTTATGTGAGCAAGCGGTCTATGTTGATAAGAAAGTGCTAGATAGCTACTGGGCCAAGATAGTAGAGTTATCTGCTGCTCCTGAAATCATCAACAATGTTGACAGCACTTACTTGATTAGAAAATGGTTGAACATGTAAGTTGACATATTCAACTCATTTCAATAAAGAAAGGAGAGTGAATGGTGTTAAGAGCACTAGAGGCGTTTATATCTGCGTTTATCTTGTTTGTGTCGATATTTATATTTTGGGCATCGCTTTACTGGTATTTTGATGTTCTTCGTTTCCGTGAATTTTTTAAGGAGATTTGGAAATGTTACGAAGAATGGAAAAGAGAAAAGCGTGGCAAGTAATCCGAAGTTTTCTGAGCCTAGCATAACTAGGAGATTTGCAGTGAAAATTATCGAGAAGAGCATATAAAAGGCTTCGTTGAAGAATTTATTGATTTTTTTACCAATGTTCGGTATTTCAATCAGAATAACTAAGATAGAAGCGGAGAGTATGAAAGCAACCAGAATTGCGAGCAAGGATTGTTGAAAATTTTGTGTAATGTCAGAAAGATCTAGTTGATATTTGGTAATCGAGAGTAACAGTAACTCTAAACCTATACCAGCAGAAATTAATAGGAGACTAAACAAAGTATTTGATATCTTGCGCAGTATCGTTTTCATAGTGTACCTCTACTAGATTTTTCTTGATTATAGCATGATTGTATTAAAAAACCAAGGGCAGCAAAAAAGCCCACTGATAGGGTCAGGGGCTTACTAAAAACACTAAGTAAATTATACCACGAAAGGAGCAAATATGGAAGCAGTTCAAATCGTGAGAATTAAAGATGTGATCATCGAGAAGATTTCAGCCAACGATGAAGAACTAGAGCACATCTTTGGATGTTCAAAACGGCAAGCTGGTGATATGAGGCGAGAGATGAAAAAATTGCCTAGTCAACAAAAACACCTCAGAAACGATGGTCAGTTGGTAACAATCAAAGGTTTTGATGCTTATCTGCAATATCGAGGCAGTCAGTCATGGAAGAAAGAAATCGCTAAAACCGTCAAGATGACACGATAGCAGAATAACAACTACTAACAAATAACAAACTCATCCTTATAGATAATAAGGGAATTACAGAGCTTTTACAGGAGGAAAGAAATGTGCCAAATTGGGCAGAGGGTACTCTTAAATTAAGAGGCAAAACAGAAAATATCGTATCAGCATTGAAAGAGATGCTATTAGAAAATCAAGGTACAACTCTTGAAGAAGAATACGATGATACTCTACTAACATTTAAAACTGAGAATGATTATTTTTATATAAACGGTACAAGGCGTGCGTTTATTTCTGGTAAAGATATTGAAATTTGGTTGGATGAAGATGATGAAGATTTTGTGATTATCGAACTTGAAAATTTCAAACAAGCATGGGCAGCATTAGCTGACAATTACACAGAAATTTCTAGTAAGTTTGACGTTGATATTAAAATTTTCACTTTTGAAATGGGCATGGAATTTACACAGGAAATTGAAATTTCAAAAGGTGAAATCATCAAGAATATTGTAAATGAAAACTTTACTAACTATTCATGGGATGTGCCTTTTAGCAGACTTGGAGGATAGATAATATGGCAGATTTAACATTTGCAGAATTACAGCGAAAAATGCAAATTGAAAAACAGACAAAACAGGGTGTGAAATATCCGTTTAGAACCGCAGAGGATATCAATAATAAATTTAAGTCTTTGGATAGCGGTTGGAGTGTATCATTTCCAGAAGATGACATCATTCAAAAAGGTGACAAACTGTATTATAAAGCGGTAGCTATTGCTAAAAGAGAAAGTGATGGCACGATTGAAAAAGCTGTTGGGTGGGCTAGAGAAGAAGATGTACCAATTTTTCACACACAAAAAGGGGATGTGAAACAGATGCAGGATCCACAATGGACAGGTGCAGTTGGTTCTTATGCTAGAAAATATGCCTTACAAGGTTTATTTGCCATTGGAGGTGAGGATGTTGATGAGTATCCGGTAGAAGAAAACCAAGTACAAGGGCAGACTAATCAGCAACAGAAACCAAACAACCAGCAAGCCCAAGAACAACAAGTGAGATACATTGATAACATTCAGTATCAAGAAATCATCAAGAACGTTGAAGAAATTGCGACGATTAAGGGAGCGCCATTTGATACAGTTGCAAATTTTGTATTGAGCAAGTACCAAATAGACGATTTCCACAAAGTGCCAGTTGATGGCTATAACATAGTGATGGAATATCTCACTAAACAAATTCAAAAAGCATACGAGAAACAAGGAGTATAAGACATGGTAAAAGATGTAACTAATAGCTTGACAGAAATTAAGGTAGATTTTCAACCTGCAGTAATCAATGTTGATTATGATAGCGTGGAGAAACAACTTGCAGCAATCGTTGCACAGTACACAAATTATGAGGTGACTGCATCCACTTACAAGGTTGATTATGATGAGCGTACACGCCTAAATAAATTAAAAGAGGCGTTGGAAACTCGTCGTAAAGAAATCAAAAACAACATTAATAATCCATACAAGGAATTTGAGAAGTGGTACAAGAAAACAGTTGAGCCATTAGATAATGTCATCGCAAACATCACAGCAGGACTTAATGCGATTGATGAACATGAACGATTGATGCGCGTGGATGTTGTCCGAGCTACCTTTGAGGATAAGTGTATGGTCGCAGGGATTGAAAAATCCACATTCGCTGACAAATACGATGAGTACAGCCTCAAGAAATATTTTAAAACAGGCAAGTATGAGCTGAAAAATACAACACTTGATGAAATAGATGCCTTAGTGCTTTCAGAATTTGATGCCCTGGAAGAATACAAGGCCAACAAGCAAGCTATCCAAGAGTTAGCTCAAGAGTACGATTTGCCAGCTGATAGCTATATCAGACATCTTGAAGATGGTAAGAGTCTTGTTGATGTTTTCAATATGATGAAAACTGATCGTGATGCTGAGATTGCACGCAAGGAGCAGAAAGAGGCTCAAGAAAAAGCAGAAGCTGAACGACTTGAAGAAATTGCTCAATTGGCCAAGGAAAATGCAAATGCGAATATCAAGGCTTACGATGCTGAAACAGGCGAAATTTTGGAACAGGGTACAATTACACCAGAACCTCAAAACAATGCGCGAGAGGTGGCAAAATTTGAGCCTAGCGAGCCTTTGGAAGTTACAATGCTCTTGACTTTGCATGGCGGAAAATCTCAGCTTGATCAGTTGAAAGAATGGCTTGAGGATAACTTTATCAGTTTTGAAACTTTGGAGGGTTAGGTGGAATTTAGAAAGTATCAACTTATTTTAGAATTTGAGGAGGCTAACAGGTCTCTCACACAAATTGAAAAGAAAAGCCTTGCTAGTTACTCTATCGAATATTTAAAAGTGGGGCTAGATAGCTTAGAACGTGAATATTGCAACAGGAGGTATGCACAATGAAATTTAATGAACTGATTGAAAATGTAAAAGGTTGGTCAACAGCTAAGGAGCTTGACAAAGCAAGCCCATTATCTCAAATGCTCAAACTCAATGAAGAGTGGGGGGAGCTCAATGGTGCGACAGTACGAAAGGATAAGGAAAAGATAGCTGATAGCGTTGGAGATATGATGGTTGTCTTGACTATCCTAGCTCAACAGATGAACTTTTCTAAAATCCATTTGTCTCTCAATCCAGATGAGAACGGACAGCATAACTTTCATTATGTAGATCAGTGGTCAGTAGAGTTACTGTACTTGCACATTGCTGATGAAATTGGGTTGCTTGCGCGTGGTTTGGTTGATGTTTCAACTAATACAAATCGCATTAACGCACGCACTCAAATTCAGTTAAGTATCCGTAACATTGCTATTTATCTGGTGTTTGTTGCTAAGAAATTTGACTTGACTTTGACAGAGTGCCTTGAATTGGCATGGAATGAAATCAAAGACCGTCAAGGAAAGATGGTGGATGGTGTGTTTGTTAAATCTTCTGATTTAGAGGAGGTGCAAGATGGCACAAAATAAATATTATGTATCGGCTAAACGGGATAACCTAGACTTAGGGATGGTAGTTGAGGCTGAAAATTACTATATGGCTGCTGTAAAAATGTCATCGTTACTATGGGATGAGTTTAGTCTTGATGATGTGATTGTTACAGATGTTGAGGCGATGGAGGTAAAGGATGATAAATAACGTTGTTTTAGTAGGGCGACTTACAAGAGATGCCGAACTGAGATACACGCAATCTAATATTGCGGTCGCTACGTTTACTCTTGCTGTAAATCGTCCATTTAAGAACGAGGCTGGAGAGCGTGAGGCTGATTTTATCAATTGCGTTATCTGGAGACAGTCAGCTGAAAATCTTGCTAATTGGGCTAAAAAAGGCTCTCTTATCGGAGTTACAGGAGTAATTCAAACACGTAGCTATGATAATCAACAAGGCCAACGTGTTTATGTCACAGAGGTTGTTGCTAGTAATTTCCAATTGCTAGAAAGTCGTAACAGTCAGCAAAATAATCAAGGCCATCAAGACAATCATGGTGGTTATCAGCAACAGGGTTACAGTAACCAGGGCAGTTCTTTCCAAAATGGAAATAACCAAGGGAACAATTTCCAAAATGGAAATAGTTACGGGCAACAAGGTAGTTTCTTTGAGGGGAACACAACAAATCCAGTTCCTGATTTCACCCGTGATAACAATCCATTTGGCAGACCGACAAACCCATTGGATATCAGTGATGATGATTTGCCGTTTTAAACGCCTATGATCATGCTAGAAAAGGAGTACGCCCTCTACAAAGGCGATGAACTGTTGGGCATGGGTACTGTAAAGGAATTAGCCCGACAGTTTAATGTAAAAATAGAAACAATACACTACTACAACACGCCAACGTACAAGAAGAGGACAAACCCGAACAGAGCAAGACGACTTGTACCGTTGGATTAGGGCGAGGGACAAACATGAATTTCAAAATTAAAGTGGGAGACTATGTGAAAGTACTTAGAAATGGGGAGTTTCACAATATAGTCCAGGTAAAGAGGATATACGGTAGTGTTATAGAAACAACTCATGGTATCTATAACGCTGATACTTTAGCAAGTCGAATCAATAAGACTTGTATTATTTCAGGTGTTGTAACATGGGAGGATTTTCATGGATAGAGAAAGTATAAGAGTAAAGGTAGATTTACAATGTCCGTTTTGTGGTTTTTGCAAGATGATGAGAACCGGGTCGCACAGAAAAGGGATTACATGCCCAACCTGCAAGCAAACAGTATTCTTGGCATGGGCAACTGGTGTTGAGGGTGAACTTGATAAGTATGGATATTATTTCCACGCTTACGAGCCTTTCAATATCCGCAAAATCAATCAAGAGTTTCAAGATGCTTTTGAAGATGCACCACCTAAACACTCTTTCACCATCAGAAATAAGATGAGAGGATGAAATTACTTTTACAATCAGTATTAAACCAATTTGAAAAGGAAACAGAAAATGACAAAAATTGAAATCGTTATGGCACTTACAACTTTGATGTCTATCACATGGGCAGCGATTGTTACAATCCACACTATACAAGCTATCAAAAAGCATAAAGCAAAAGTGGATTATTATCAGAAACCACAAGTGCAATGCGAGATTGCACGTCATGTACTTAAAAACAAATGGTACTCAGATGGAGGGGAGGTGTTTAGATGAAAGTATTTGATGGCGCTAAAATGCGTGCTATCCGTAAAGAGGCAGAGCTTACTCAGTATGATCTTGCCCCTATGGTTGGCATTAGTCAAAATCGAGTAAGTGACATTGAGAGAAATGTTACAACTCCAACAATTGAGGAAATTGAGGCATTTGCCGATGCCCTAAATACTCAAGTATCATCATTTTTAAGCAATGAGTCAGAAATTGAGGTTATTGCTAATACCTTTACCAAAAAGAAAAAGGACACTGATGCAGAGTCACACTTTGACACCTCAACCGAGCAAATGGAGCTATTTGTTGATGATACTTTACTAGGTCATGACCTGACAGGATATGTATTGATCAGCCAAAAAACCTATCTGGAGTTGTTAGATAGTCAAGATCGTTTAAAGCAGTTACAAAAACTTTTGAAGTGGGGAGTTTGTGATGAAATTTGAACTTATCAATGACCACTTTGAAAATGCTAAGCGATACAACATACCGAGGGCGCAACTTATCATTGCTGATATTCCTTACAATTTAGGAAATAATGCGTATGCCTCTGATCCTAGATGGTACAAAGATGGCGATAACAAAAACGGAGAGAGCAGATTGGCAGGAAAATCATTTTTTGATACAGATAATGATTTCAAAATCAATAATTTCTTTGACTTTTGTAGCCGTTTGCTTAAAAAAGAGCCAAAAGAAAAAGGGAAAGCGCCTGCTATGATTGTCTTTCATGCCTGGCAACAGCGAGACATGATTATAGAATGTGGTAAAAAGCATGGTTTTAATAATGCTTATCCGCTCTATTTCACAAAGAAATCAAGCCCTCAAGTGCTAAAGGCCAATATGAAAATTGTTGGTGCGGTTGAAGAGGCAACGGTATTATATCGTGATAAACTCCCTAAATTTAACAATGGTGGGGCTATGATACTCAATCATGCCCCGTGGGAAAAGGATAGCTCTTACCCAGTTATCCACCCTACGCAAAAACCGATACCAGTTTTGAAACGATTGATTGAAATTTTTACAGATGAGGGCGATGTTGTCATTGATCCCGTAGCAGGTTCTGGTTCAACTCTAAGGGCTGCTATTGAGATGAATAGGTCAGCCTATGGATTTGAAATTAAGAAAGATTTCTATAAGGCTGCACAAGAGAAAATGCTATCGTCATTTCAAATTAGCTTAATTTAAAGCAGGAGGACAATATGGATAAAAAACTTATTGGGTTAGACCTAACCCACATTGCAGATGGAGGATTACAGGAGAAACTAGACAAAGAGCTTGAAAAAGTCTTTGATAACATCCTTGACCTAAATACCGATGCGAAAGCAAAACGAAAAGTGACTATCACACTTACAATGTCAGCTAATGAAGAGCGTACAGTGGTTGATACTATCATGGAGGTAAAATCTAAATTTGCACCTCAAAATGGAGTAGCTACAACAATTCTTGTTGGGCGTGATTTTGATACAGGGCAAGTACATGCTAATGAGCTAAAAAGTACAGTACCTGGTCAAATGTACTTTGATGAAAACGGAGAAATTCTGACGGATATTGGGCAACCAGTGGCAGAAATTGAAAAACAAGCAGAAACAAAACCAGATATTATTGATTTCAACAAAAAGAAAGTAGGTAACTAATATGACAACAGAAAATCTTAAATCAGCATTGGAATACGCAGTAGAACTAAATGAGTGTGGATTAGAAATTTTAACAGCTGCAGATGGCACAGAGTATTATGATGCCAACAAATTCAATCTCAAAGAACTTGACCCCAAACGCTATCCTAAAACTTTGGAGCTATCAACCTTGACAAGCCTTGTTGACTATCTCAAAACTGACCTCAACGATTTGAAAAACCAACGCTTGATTGTAGCAGTTGAGAAAAATGATGAGGTTTGTGTATGGTCTGAAAATGATGAGTTAGAACGTCGTACATTACTTGTTGATGTTAAGGCACGTATTCCAGAGCTATCATTTGGCCGTTTCCTATCATCAGAACAGTTCAATATCATGTTGCAATCAAACTTTATTGACGATAACGATCGTGGCACATTGCTAGAATTTGCTAGCGCATTGAAAATTGAGAATGGGGCTGAAATTGAAGATAATGGAGTATCTCAAGTAGCAACAGTTAAAACAGGTGTGGCAAGTCTTGCGAAAGGTAAAGCACCTAATCCAGTTACATTGCGCCCATATCGTACATTTAGCGAGGTTGAACAACCAGCAAGCCTATTTGTCTTTAGGATTGATAAGCAAGCCAATATGGCTTTATTTGAGGCAGATGGTAAGCGTTGGGTAGCTGATGCAGTAGGAAATGTTGCAGCCTATCTAAAAGAGCAACTAGCAGACCAAAAACATATCACAGTATTAGCATAAGAGAGGAAAAAACAATGACTAAAGAAACTAAAAACGCAGTATCAGCTGAAACTATCGTAGAGAACTTGAAAGAGTTCGCTGAGGCATTACATGATGCTAGTAACAAGGCAATATTCTACTATCTCTTGAGAGAAGATATTTATAGTTTCAAAAAAGCTAAAACAATTCATAGCATTAGCCATGATTTGTTGGACATTCTGGATGGTAAGAGTGTTAAAGAAGTGCTTAGTGAATCTGATGAGGAAGATAGCTCTTTTGTTGGATCAATCGCTGTCAATGTAGAAACTGGGAAAGTTGAGGGGATTGATGATATCAAGGACACCAAAACAAAAGAACAGATTTTAGCAGCTGTAAGTAAAGTGGTTGAAGAGTTAGGCGGTAATTAGATGATCTTGTTTCTGAAATTGATGGTTATCAGCGCTTGCTTACTCCTTGCTATTCTGATTTTCGTTGCTGGGCACAAAACCTACAAAAAAGGAAAAGCGGACAAGGTGGTTTGGTTTATCTTTGATGCTTATGCTATCGCTTTGATTTACACAGTGATAAAGATTTTGGAGACATGACATGAAAAATAAAAATCGAGTTGGTCTATTTTTTGCACTTGCAGCCTTGTCTTTATCAATGCTAAATCTAGGTTTGATAATCTCTAAAAATCACTATAAACCGCAGGTGGTCAAGCTGGAGCAACAAGTGGATGAATTGAAAAAAAGAAAACCAGTCATTATTTATCAAGTTGATAATGCTGGCGGCGAACTTATCGGAACGGTAACAGATAAAGCCATTGTTGACGGTCATTATACGGTTACTATCGGAGCTTATGGCAAATTTCTTGTCACTAAAGAGCAATATGAGAGCATCAACATAGGGGATGATGCACCAGGTTATTTGAAGAAATGAGGTAAGCGATGAACAAGCGACAAAAGAAAAAACGCCTTGAGCGTGAGAAAAAAGAAGTCATCAAAGGAATTGATTATATCGAGGGAGTCTTTACCAAAACGGCTGAAGCAATGCGTGATCATTACAATACATTGCCAGATAATGAAGATAAATTTTACAACGATTTCTTTATTACAGGATTTGAATTTAGCTTAAAGCAATTAGCGTTGGCTAAACATCTTTTGGAGCAAGTGAGATGAAATTTGAGTTTTCTTTGCCTCGAAACACTAAGCTAAAATCTCTAAATATGGTTATCAATAGTAATGACAGGCAGCACCAAACAGATAAGGCTAAAGTTACTAAGCGCATTAGAGCTTTTGCTTATTGGCATACATCAATGAACAAGGATAAAGGGAGGGCTGCTTTTAGCCCCTCTAACCCTTGTGAGGTTACAGTTACAATTTACAGCCCTACTAAGTCTAAATTAGATCCACCTAACTTGTATCCGACAGTCAAGGCTATCATTGATGGCATGACTGATGCAGGTATTTGGACAGATGATAATCATAAGGTTATCAAAAAGTTATCCTTTGTTTATGGTGGCTTAAGTGAGGAAAAAGGGCATTATAGATTAGAGTTTGATATAGAGGGAGTGGATTGATGGTACAAACGATTGAACAAGCAATAAAAAATGAAAACAAACGCATAAAAATCCCAACGAAAATCAGACCGTTTGATGTGGGTTATCGAATAGTAAATAAACACGGTCAAGCGCTTGCCTTAAAAAACGGAGCAAGTATATTCAGTTTGCCATCATTGGCTGAAAAAGCTATAGAAAAAGAGTTTGGAAAAAATGATCCAAACTTTGATATCGGAAAGCATTCTGTTGAAGAGGTTGCTATTGTCAATTTAAGTAAATTTCATAGTTGTTTTGAGGAGGTCACGGATTGAAACGAAAAAGCATATCTAAAGCCACTAGACAAAAAGTTTTAGATAAGTACGGCGGTCACTGTGCTTATTGTGGCAAGGAATTGGATTTGAAAACTTTGAGAGTGGATCATTTGCATCCACATTATCGAGGTGGAGAAGATAGTTTTGAAAACTATATGCCAGCATGCTATCAATGTAATTTCTATAAATCTACTTTTTTGTTAGAGGAATTCAGGGAGCAGATGTCGACCTTGCACGAAAGAATCACCAAGCCATTCATAGCAAGGCTTGGGTTAGATTATGGAATCATTAAAATTGAACCATTCAATGGAAAGTTTTATTTTGAGGAGGTGAAAGATGAGTGACTTTCTAAAAGGTATTGGAGCAGTAACATTAATGTTATCAACAGTTGCAGTCGTTTTCCTTACTATTTGCGGGCTTATTGAATGGTATTTTACATGGGTATTTTCAATTTTCCCAATCAAACCTTATTTAATAGCAGTTTTGTTAGTACATTCTTTTCTTTTTGAAGGATTGGTATTTCTTGTAGGGAGTTTAGTTGAACTAATTGGTAAAAGAAAATCTAAAAGATAAAATCACACTTATTTAAGGAGGGTAACAAATGAAAACTAAAAAACTATTAGCAATTGCATTACTTGGCTTATCTTTTGTATGGTTGGCAGCATGTGGAAATAAGGATGTCCTTGGAACAACTTTCACTTTTAATTACGCAAAAGTGAAAATGGTAGATGGGCAAATCATAGAGGGCAAAGTCAAACGGTGGGCGAAGTACGAGAAACAGGATAGTATTCGTGTTACTTTTGAAAACGGTGATGAGTATTACACTCACTCAAGTAATGTGACTTTGTATAACAAATAAGGAGAAGAAAAAATGAATTATAAAGTAACAGTTGATGGTAAAGAGATTGAATACGGTGCGTTGGTTGAAAAATCACGTTTTTCAGAAAAGGAATGGTCTACTATTTATGCGGAGATTGTAAAGCAAAATCAGCCAGAGGTCTTTGAAAGCAAGAAATCAGATACTGATTACATTGATGCATTTGGTGCTCTAATTGCTCTTGAAGAGCGATATGAAGCATTGCTTGAGCTATTACCTCAAGATCAGTTCTCTAAGGCTGGTACACATCCAAAATGGGTAGCTGATGCAGTGGCAGAGAACACGTTGAACAAAGAGGACACAGTGCAGGATATCACTGATATGATTGAGCGGTGTGATACATTTGATCAACTCAAAGGAGAGTTGAAAAGTTATTTTGAACTGGATTAGCTGTAAATTTGGAGGTAATGGATGACGAAGAAAAAAATAGAGCGATTATCTGTTATCCACAGGCGAGAGATAAATTGGCTAAAGTGGTATTTTTTGAGGGATAAGAAAAATCCTCAAAAAACAATCTTGGAGCAAAAGATACATGAGGCATTTTTAGAGAATAACATTGAGCAGTCTGTATTTTTGGTAAATCTGAAAACTGTAACAGATGAATATATCGAGAAGTCAGATAGAAAAATGTTAAAAACGATAAAAGAGGTCTATGTATTTGAAAACATCAATGTGATCGGCGCGTGTCAGAAAATTTTATATCTAAGTCCTAGCCCGGCATACACTTACATCAACAAATGGTTTGATAAGTATTTTGTTTCAACTTACAAGCACATCCCCCTATCTAAATAACCGTAAAAATACCCTATCCTATGTATCTATAATCAAGGTGCATAGGTTTTTTTATTAGGAGGATAATATGGATAATCTGACAACAAAACCATATCACAGACAGAATACTATTAACCAGTATAATTTGTTGGATTATGATGCCACGCGCACAGATGGGAAATATAATTTGCCAACCCTTGAACCAGTTGATCATGTGCCTAAAAAGTTACAGGGGTTTAACTATGTTTTGAACAAACCTGACTACTCGGCTACCGTACATTTTTTCCTAGATGATTATCAGTTTGAAAGGATTTGGAAACGCCCGGATTTTTACCTAGAGAAACTAGCTGATTTTGATTGTGTACTTACACCAGATTTTAGCCTATATACAGACATGCCAATAGCTATGCAACTTTGGAATACTTATCGCTCAAGATTGATAGGCCAAATGATGCAGAATTGGGGCTATACAGTTATACCTACTGTATCGTGGGCAAACAAAGAAAGCCATGAGTTTTGCTTTGATGGTTTGCCGAAACATAGCACAGTGGCCATCAGTACAGTAGGCATAAAACAACGCAAAGAGCGCTTTGAATTGTGGAAAGATGGAGTAGATACCATGATTAAAAAGATAGCGCCAAAGCGTATTTTGGTATATGGTGGTGAGGTTGATTATGATTATAAAGGTATCGAGGTAATTTATTTTGGGAATGATACAACAGAAAGGATGGACAAATGGGCGGTAGAGGAGCAAGCTCTGGAATGAGTAACAAAGGCAAAAAGTATGGGGCAGAATATAGTACCTTGCATACAGCAGGTAATATAAAATTTGTTACTCAAAATGGCAGTGGTGGACAAGTAGCACCTATGGAAACCATGACCAAAGGTAGAGTATATGTATTAGTTGATAAGCATAAAAATACCTTGAAAAGCATCACTTACAATGATACGAATAATAAACGTAGTAAGCAGATAGATTTAGACCATGAACATAAAAAGATGCAACCTCATACTCACCATGGTTATTTCCATGCCGAATATGAAGTAAGTAAGAAAGGTGCTACAAATCTGACAGCTAAAGAGAAGAAGATGGTTGCTAGAGTGATGAAAGAGTGGTATAATTATAATAGAAAGCGCAAGGGATAGTATAGAAGGAGTACACCTTGATAGAGGTAGCCACGGTGCGAATCCGTGTCATTGCGCTGTATCTAGCCCCTTAATTGGGGCTTTTTTTGCGCCTTAAATCAAAAATAACAGTAAAACATCCCCTCTTTTAGCATATAAAATGAAATCATGAGTAGCAATACTTGTGATTTTTTGTTGGAAAGGAGGGAGCGAATGAATGAAAGACAGAGGCGCTTTGCAGATGAGTACATAAAGACAGGAAACGGCTATCAATCAGCAATTAAGGCTGGTTATAGTGAGAGTTATGCCAATAATCGTATTACTGAACTGTTGGGAAATGTTGGGATAAAAGAGTACATAAACAAACAGATGCAAGAGCTGCATAAGTCAAACATCATGGATGCGACAGAGGCGCTCTATATCCTTTCTGAAATCGCTAGAGGTAAACGAGATGAGGAGGTTTTGATACTTAATCCAACAACAGGAAAAGTAGAAAGACATATTAAGAAAGCAGATAATGCAACAGTTATTAAAGCTATTACTGAAATCTTGAAACGATATCCAACAGCTAAACAATCTGAAAAACTAGAGCTTGAGATTGAGAAATTAAAATCACAGTTGATAGATACACAAATGGAAGATGACACCATCACAATTATTGATAGTTGGGAGGGTGACGATGAAGATAATTGATATTCAAAAAAATGTCAATCCTCATTTCAAGAGTGTTTGGAAATCTAAGAAACCTTATAACATTTTGAAAGGTGGGCGAAACTCATTCAAATCATCAGTTATTACCTTAAAGCTGATTGTCATGATGACATGGTACATCATAAGGGGCGAAACTGCCAATATTGTCATTATCCGTAAAGTAGCCAATACAATCCGTGATAGTGTGTATAATCAAATCCAATGGGGGCTATCGTTGTTTGGTCTAACTAGTCGTTTTAAGATGACAGTCAGCCCATTTAAGATAAGTCATAAAAAGACAGGCTCAACATTTTATTTTTACGGTCTCGATGACTACCAAAAGTTGAAATCAAACAACATCGGAAATATTATAGCTGTTTGGTATGAAGAGGCCGCTGAATTTTCAAGCGCAGAAGAATTTGACCAGACTAACATCACATTTATGAGGCAGAAACACCCACGCGCTCAATTTGTTAAAATCTTTTGGTCATATAACCCTCCTATCAATCCGTACAGTTGGATAAATGAGTGGTATGAGGAAATGAATACGCAAGATAATTACTTATGCCATTCTAGTACTTACCTTGATGATGAGTTAGGTTTTGTAAACGATCAGATGTTGGCTGATATCGAGCGTATCAAAAAGAATGACTATGATTATTACAGGTATGTCTATCTAGGTGAGTCAGTTGGTTTAGGGAATAATATCTATAACATGAGTACATTTCACCCGTTAGATGCTTTGCCTAGTGATGATAGGTTGATAGGTATATCTTTTGCATTGGACGGTGGGCATCAGCAGTCAGCTACTGCATGTTGTGCTTTTGGTATCACGGCTAAAGGTAAGGTTATCTTACTAGATACTTGGTATTACTCACCGGCTGGCCAAGTGATAAAGAAAGCACCTAGCCAGTTATCACAAGACATCAACGGCTTTATACAATCGGTTGTCAGCAAGTACAGAGTACCTATCTTGCAATATACGATTGATAGCGCAGAGGGGGCATTGAGAAACCAGATGTATCTTGATTTCAGTATTAGATGGCATCCGGTGGCTAAATTGAAGAAAGTGACAATGATTGATACATTCCAATCACTATTAGCACAAGGTCGCTTTTATTACCTTGATACAGAGAATAACAAGGTATTTATTGAAGAACATAAGATGTACAGGTGGGATGAAAAGACACTGCAGTCTGACAGCCCAAATGTCATCAAAGATGATGACCATACATGCGATGTTGCCCAGTATTTTATATTAGACAATTCTAAGATACTTGGTTTGCGTGTTGGTAATTCATAAGGAGGGCAACAATGAACTTAATTCAAAAAGTAAAAGACTTTTTCAACCGTGGGAGGTATAACATGGAAACATCAAACCTAAACAGTATCTTGGAGCACCCAAAGGTAGCTGTAACACAATCCGAATTTAACAGGATACAGCTCAATCTAGCTTACTATCAATCTAAATTTGATGATGTGGAGTACATCAACACCGATGGCGACAGAAAGCGTAGAAAGATGCAACACTTACCGATTGCACGAACTGCAGCTAAAAAGATTGCCAGCCTTGTTTACAACGAGCAAGCGGAAATTACAGCAGAGGATGAGACACTAAATAATTTTCTTGATAATATGCTAGGCAATTACCGCTTTAACAAAAATTTTGAGCGGTATTTAGAGAGTTGTCTGGCTTTGGGTGGGCTTGCTATGCGGCCTTATGTTGATGGTGACAAAATCCGTGTAGCATTTATTCAAGCTCCGGTGTTTTTGCCATTACAGAGCAATACACAGGATGTATCAAGCGCTGCAATCCTCACAAAGACAATTAAGTCAGAGAGCAAAAAGAATGTATATTATACGTTAGTTGAGTTTCATGAGTGGGTAACTCAAGATGGCCAAGAGGTAGGGAGTACAAAAGATAAAAACCTATACCGCATCACTAATGAGTTATACAAATCAACATCAGATGGCACGCTAGGTGATCGTGTAAATTTGAGCGAGCTATATCCTGACTTGCAACCAGTGACAACGATACAAGGATTGTCACGCCCGTTGTTTGTTTACCTCAAGACACCAGGCATGAATAACAAGGATATCAACAGCCCTCTTGGTTTATCTATCTTTGATAACGCCAAGACCACTATTGATTTTATCAATCGTACGTACGATGAATTTATGTGGGAAATTAAGATGGGTCAAAGGCGCGTGATTGTGCCTGAGCAAATAACGCAACTCAAAGTACAAGATATCCACGGTGAAATCAAATTTAAGCGACGTTTTGATACTGACCAAAATGTTTACATGCAAGTAGGAGCAGGCAATATGGATAGTGGTAGCATTATTGACCTTACAACTCCTATCCGCTCATCCGATTATATTTCAGCCATTTCAGAGGGCTTGAAACTCTTTGAAATGCAAATAGGTGTATCAAGTGGCATGTTTACATTTGATGGGCAAGGGGTCAAGACAGCAACGGAGATTGTAAGCGAGAACTCAGACACCTATCAAATGCGAAATAGCATTGTTGCGCTTGTTGAGCAAGCCATCAAAGAGCTTTGTGTTTCTATGTGTGAGTTGGGCAAAGCGGTAGGGATTTACGGCGGAGAAATTCCGGAGCTTGATGATATTTCAGTTAATTTGGATGATGGTGTATTTACTGATAGGCATGCAGAGCTTGATTACTGGATGAAGATGGTAGCAGCTGGATTTGCGACACATAAAAGAGGTATTGCTAAAGTACTGAACATCACAAATGAAGAAGCAGAGAAAGAACTTGCTGAAATTAATGGAGAATTACCACCAGAGAGTGATGCAGAACTGGCTTTGTATGGAAAAACAGAGAAGAAAGGAGAAGAGGAGTAGCTATAAACTGCTATAAATTACAATAAACGACACATAAGGAGTTGAAAATGACTGATAAACGCAAAATGCCAACTCTAAATGATCAGCGATTTTCTTTGCACATGCAGGGCGTGAGCGATATTTACTCTAAAATGCAAATTGAGTTATTTGATAGCATGATAAAACGACTTAAAGAGCGTGGAAATGCCGACCTTGCAAAAAATCCGTATATATGGCAACTAGAAAAGCTCAACGATATGTACATGCTGAACGAGGAGAACTTAAAGATTATTGTTGAACGTACAGGAATTGCTGAAAGTCTTTTGAGAGAAGTCATTGCTAACGAGGGATTAAAGGTCTATAAGGACACAAAGGAGCAACTAGAGGAAGATTTGAAAAGGGAATCTAGTGGCAAAGTTAGAAATGGTGTAATTGATGCTCTTGAGTCATATACTCAACAAGCTATAAGTGACCTCAATCTTATCAATTCAACATTACCAGCAAGCATACAGACTGTTTTTAAGTCGATTGTAGAGCAGACAGTTGCCCAAGTGGTATCAGGGACTAAAACGAGTGATAGGGCTTTAAATGATACTATCATGAGCTGGCAAAAAAAGGGCTTTACTGGATTTACTGACAGCGCAGGGAGAGAGTGGCGAGCAGATAGCTATGCCAGAGCAATTATCAAAACGACAACTTACAGGGTTTACAATGATATGCGTACAAGGCCTGCAGAGGAATTAGGGATAGATACTTTTTACTACTCTATCAAGTCGTCTGCTAGAGCTGCATGTGCTCCATTGCAAGGTAAGATTGTCACTAAAGGTCAAGGCAGAACAATAAACGGCCTTACTATTCATAGTTTGCTAGATTATGGTTTTGGTACTGCTGGGGGATGTCTAGGTGTCCATTGTGGTCATTATCTTACGCCTTTTATCGTAGGAGTAAATGAAATACCAGACTTGCCAGACTATATGAAAGACCTAACACCGGAACAAGCAGAAGAAAATGCACGCATCGAGGCTAAACAAAGAGCCTTAGAGCGCAATATCAAGCATCACAAAGAAAGATTGCACTATGCTAGTACATTAGGTGATGATGATCTGATACAAGCTGAGAGGCTAAAAGTTAGAGCTTATCAAGGGAAAATAAGGGCTCTTGTAGAACAACACGAATTTTTAAGCCGTGATTACAGTAGAGAAAGAGCATATGTCTAATTATCAAGAGGGTTACTAAACAACCCTCTTTTTTTGTGCCTAAAACCGTAAAAAATCCCATTCCATCCAAAGTAAACTGAAATAGTAAATAATATTTTGCTTTTCGGTGGGAGTTGTCCACCTAAAAAGAACTAAGGAGGTACAAATGGCATTTACAACAGAGGAACTACTCAAACTTGGATTGACAGAGGAACAGGCTAAATCGGTCTTTGCCTTGCGAGGAAAAGAGCTCAACGAGGACAAATCAGCCTTGGAAACTATCACCAAAGAAAGAGATAGTCTGAAAGACCAGTTGCAAAAAGCAGAGGAGCAAGTTGAAAACTTGAAATCGCTTGAAAGTATCAGCGCTGAACAAAAAGAGGCTATTGATAAATTGCAAGCAGATTACGACAAGTACAAACAAGAAGCTGCTGCTGAACTGGAAAAAACAAATAAGGTGAATGCGATCAACCTTGCTTTGAAAGATACCACCGCACACAATCCCTCAACCTTGATGAAGTTTATTGATGTTGATGCCATTGAACTAGATGACAGTGGCAAACCTAAACTAGATGACATCCTCAATGGTCTAAAGGAAAGTGACCCATATCTTTTTAAAGCAGAAGAAGATGGCAAGCCTAACCCAAATATCGTTGCGTTTGGAAATCCAACAGCAACAGACCCAGCACCAGATGCCTTTGCACAGGCATTAGGGCTAACAGAATAAAAAGGAGGAATAGTAGATGTCAATCAATTACATCACAAAACATGAGGGACAGTTTGAAAAACGTCTTATGCAAGGCTCATTGACTGCCATTCTTGAAACGCCAAAAGTAAATTGGCTCGGTGCAAAATCATTTGAATTGCCAACAATCTCTGTAACAGGATATAAGGCACATACACGCTCTAAGGGTTACAACTCAGGTACAGTATCAAGCGATAAAAACGTTTATACTCTTGGATTTGACCGAGATGTTGAGTTTTTTGTTGATACAGCAGATGTTGACGAAACAAACCAAGAGCTTTCAGCTGCTAATATCTCAAATACATTCATTTCAGAACATGCAACACCAGAAGTCGATGCTTACCGCTTTTCTAAAATTGCTACAACTGCCATCAATGGTCATCATTTCAAGCAAGAGGATAGCATTACGCCAGAGAATGTCTATGGAATTTTGAAAGCTGCTATTTTGCCAATGCGTAAATATGGAGCATCAAACCTTGTCATGTATGTATCTAGCGAGGTAATGGATGCTCTAGAGCGTTCTAAAGACTTTACACGCGCAATCGCTACTACATCACCTCAAGGAATTGACACACGTGTAACATCGCTAGATGGAGTGCAACTTATCGAGGTTTGGGATGATGCACGTTTCAAAACTCAGTTTGATTTCACAACTGGATTTGTGAAAGCTGGTGGCGGTAAAGATATCAATTTCTTGATCGTGGCTAAGACAGCTATCATTGCTAAGGCCAAATTTAACTCTATCTATCTCTTTGCTCCTGGGCAACACACAGAGGGTGATGGTTACCTATACCAAAACCGTTTGTATCATGATTTGTTTGTCTTGAAATCTCAAGAAGATGGGGTTTACGTTTCACATAAATCAGCATAGGAGGTAGCAGATGAAGAAATACATCAAAGAAAATCAAGTTTATACCGTGCAAGAGGGTAGTGAGCTTGAGGTGCAACTTATGGCAGATGGCTTTGAGGAATTGGTGGAAGATGGTGGCGAGCTTGAAACACCAAAGGAAACTAAGGATAAAGGTAAAGAATAATGGCTAAGTATAAAGCAATTAAGAACCTAATTCTAAAGACACCTGGTATTTATGTGACAGAGGGAGAATTTGTCGAGCTTGAACCGAATTATGCCGATCAAGTCAATAAAGACCTCAAGCAAACATTTCCAGATGTCAATGCAGTTTTAGAGCTTGTAGAAGATGTGCCCACACAATTTGAGCAAGCTGAATAAATAAGGGGTGGCAACACCCTTTATTTTTAAGGGAGGTTACGCATGACTTATTTAACACAAGATGAGTTTACTAAACTAGGATTTGATGAAGTTACAAACTTTGAAAAATTGGCAAAAAGGGCAAAGATAGCGATTGACCTATACACTAACGGTTTTTATCAAAAAGGTATTGATTTCGAAAAAGAAATTGCCTATCGAAAGAATGCTGTAAAGCTTGCTATGGCTTTTCAAATCGCCTATCTCGATTCATCTGGCATTATGTCAGCGGATGATAAACAACTAGCTAATAGTGTTTCTATTGGCCGCACATCAATCTCATATAGCACATCACAAAGTACCTCAGCAGGTCAGCAATTTAATTTGTCTATGGATGCTGAAAATGCTTTGAAACAAGCTGGCTTTAGCCTAGTTGTTGGAGTTGCCTATGATCGATAAGCGACTATTAAAAGGGATTGACAAGCGTTTATTAAAGGATGTCATAACCGTGAAGAAAGTAATTGGTAAAAATGATTATGGGGATGAGGTTTACTCAGAGCCATTGACTATTAAAAATGTACGCTTTGATAGATCAGTGGGGATAACTGGTAATCATAATTCAAAATCTGGCACAGGAAATTCAAAATCAAGGCAAAAACAAGGGGTTATATACCTCTATCCCTCGCTATCTTTTGTGACAGTTGATAACAGTTGGATGGGTGCAAAAGTTAACGATGGGATAGGAGATTACACAATTAATGGATTTCAAACTAACTATTATGATGGTGAGATATTCAGTCAAGAAATTGAGGTGATCTAATGAGTATTGCCATTAAAGTTGACTTGCAGAAAGCTAAACAGAAACTTTCGAGCGAATCCATGATAAGAGGAAAGATTGCAGTTGCTAGCAAAATCTTGCTAGACAATGAGCAATATATCCCCTTGAGGGGTGGAGAGTTGAGAGCTTCTGGCCGAATCGTTGGACAAGGTGATGCTGTTGTCTATGGAACAGTTTATGCTAGAGCGCAATTTTACGGCTCAAACGGCATTGTCACCTTTAGGAGATATACTACTCCGGGTACAGGAAAACGATGGGATCAAGTTGCTACTAGTAAACATGCTGAAGAATGGGCTAGAGAATTTGTGAAAGGAATGGGGCTTTGATGCGAGAGAATGACTTTCAAAATGTACTTTTAAAGCATATCAAGACTTTAAATTTACCAGTTGAACCACGCTTTGATTATTTTGAGGATGACAAAGATGACCTGGTTATCAATCAGATACCAGGCGGAAAAGTGGACAGAGAGTATATGGATGGCACGCAAGAGATTTCTTTGCCATTTGAAATTGCTGTAAAGGCAAAAAAGAACTCAGTAGCCAATGATACTATCTGGTTAGTAACCTCAGAACTATCAAAGATAGACTTAGTTTTGCCGAGTGATAACAATTCCTATGAATATATGGGAATGGATGTCAGTCGTCCTGCCATGAAAGGCAAGGATGAGCAAGGCTATTATTATTACACAATTGAAATTGTGGCGAAAATCGTAATAGAGAGGAACAAACAATGACAAGACAAAAAAACGCCCTACGTGGCCATTTTGTAGCTCCATACAACGGAGGAACTGAACCATCCACAGAAGATGCATGGTTGGAACTTGCTAAATGGATTTCAGATGTATCAGATGATACAGATGAGAAAACAGATGACCAAGCATACTATGACGGTGATGGAGTTGAAGAAACAACGGTAGTCAGTGTAAAAGGTGCTTATACCTTTGAGGGTACTTATGATCCAGAAGATAAGGCACAGGCTCTTATTGCTAGCATGAAGTACAAGACAGGGGATGACCGTAAGCTATGGCACAAGGTTGTTTCTTCTGATAAGAAAAAACAATGGGTGGGAGCTGCAACAGCAACAGAAATCAAAGCAGGTTCTGGCGCTGCCTCTGACTTTGAAGCATTTGGATGCAAACTTTCGTTTAACTCAACGCCAAAAGAAACTGGCATTGGCTAATAGCTTTTGATAAGGGCGGGCATTGAGCCTTGCCCTTTTTTAACAAGAAAAAGGAGTAGAGATATGACAGATATTCAGATTGAACTAAAACGTACTGGTTTCCCAGTTAAAATCGGCGAAGTAGAGCTATGGTTTGATACAAGTCAAGAGAGCTTGATGCGATTTTATGACATGGAAGAAGAACTCCAACGTCGCCTTGTCCAATATGAATTGGCTGTGGTAACTGCAAATATTGATAACAAAATTGAGCGTGATGGAGTAACTAAAGAAGTAGTTGCTGGGGCTATTGAACTAGAGAAGAAACAGCTTGAGATTCAATATGATCTTATTTTTGGTGATGGCACTTTTGACAAGCTTTATTCTGTATATCCAGATTATAACGCCCTAAATAACGCTCTAGAACAGACTGCAATCATGTTGCATGATAAGTTGGAAGAACTTGCTAAGCAACACAAAACGGTAGTGAAAGAGCGTGCTAGTCACTATTTAAACAAGGGAAAAGTCACTCCGATCAAGAACAACAAGAAACACAAAAAGAATAAAAAGAAATAGCTAGGTAAAAATTATGTCTATGAAATTAAATGATGCTTTAATCACAAATTTTTCTATTGCTGATAAGGAGTATGACATAGACTTGTCTTTTAATAAGGTTCTGGATGTCTTTGAAATCTTGAAAGAGGAGGAAATGACGCATCTAGAACAAGCTCAGTTGATTGTCCATTTGCTAACTGGCCAAGAATTATACAACATCAAAGAGGTTGTAGATTGTTGGATTTACATAAAAGAACATTTTTTAGAAATCGAAAAAGAAACGGTTCAGTATGATTTGCTAGGCAATCCCATGCCAAAGGCAAAAGATGAAGAAGAACAAGAAAAATTGATTGATTTTGAACAAGATGCAGAATACATTTACGCTAGCTTTTTACAAGCATACGGCATCAATCTTTTGAAAGTTCAAAATAAGTTGACATGGACAGAATTTAAAGCGCTTTTGAACGCTTTGCCAGACAATACAATCATGCAACAGATTATAGAAATCCGTGCCTGGAAACCAGAATATGGTGGGGATAAGAACAAAATGCGCAAATTACAAGCTAAATATAGTTTAGGAAAGGAGGGAGAAGATAATGGCTGATGGAAAAGTTACCATCGTTGTAGACGTTGATGGCAATAAAGTCAAGGTTCTAAACGATGAGTTAGATAAAACGGCACAGAAAGGTGACAGAGGGAGCGATTCTCTAAAGAAGTTTGCTCTAGGTGGTGCTGCTTTCAAACTGGCATCTAAAGCGGTAGATCTTCTAACAGATTCCTTGGGCGGAGCGATTCAACGTTTTGATACCCTTGAAAGTTATCCAAGAGTGATGCAAGCGATGGGACATAGTACAGAAGATGTCACGCGCTCAACTAAGAAACTTGCAGCAGGTATTGAGGGATTGCCTACGACTTTGAATGAAGTAGTTGGTACAGCTCAACGTCTTACCTCGATTACTGGAGACATCAACAAATCAACAGATCTAACACTTGCTCTTAATAATGCCTTTCTTGCATCTGGGTCTTCTAGTGCTGATGCAAGCCGTGGATTACAACAGTTTAGCCAGATGTTATCAGCTGGTAAGGTTGATATGCAATCATGGAAAACATTGCAAGAAACTATGCCTTACGCTCTGCAAAAGACTGCTGAATCATTCGGTTTTGCTGGTCAGTCTGCTCAGAATGATTTCTATTCTGCATTAAAACAGGGACAACTTACGTTTGATCAGTTCGCCTCAAAATTGATTGAGTTAAATGGTGGTGTTGGTGGTTTCGCCGAGCTTGCAAAATCTAATAGTAAAGGGATTCAGACCTCTTTCGGCAACTTAAAAAATGCAATTGTAAAAGGTGTAGCGAATACTATCAAAGCTCTTGATGATTTGACAAAGGCAGCAACAGGTAAGACGATTGCTGAGAACTTCGATGCGTTGAAAGTAATCATCAATGCTGCTTTTGGTGTGATTGTCAATGTTATTAAGGCTAGTACGCCTGTTTTTCAGACTTTGTTTAGTATTTTGGGTACTGGAATTTCTGTAATCTCATCTTTGACACCAGTTATTATTAGTTTGGTTTCTGCTTTGGTGGCTGTGCGTGCTGCTAACGAAGCTATAACTGCGACAAAAAACTTAATTAATTCCTGGCAAACATTCAAAACAACAGCTGCAGGGGCAATACAGATTATTAATTTAATCACTGCCGCGCAAGCAACTTGTGGGACAGTCACGAAAGCTCAAATGGTGGCCAATCTGGCAAACAATGGAGCGCTAACAGCATCTACTGTTCTTTATGGTGTGTTGACTGGTGCTATTAGTTTGCAAACTGCTGCTACTATTGCCGCAACCGCTGCAACAACAGCATTTAAAGCAGCGCTGACAGCTTTAACAGGCCCTGTTGGTTGGATTGTTGCTGGTGTAGGTCTTGCCGTTGGTGCATTGGTAGGGTTGTGGCAATGGCTGACTGCTGAAAGTGAAGAAACAAAACGCCTCAAATCAGAACAAGAGGAGTTAGTCAAGAGTACGGATCAATTAACGGACTCTGTTAAACAAAGCGCAAAAGAACGTCAAAAAAATCTTGAATCTGTAAAAGGTAATACAGAATCTTACCAAAAACTAGCTGATGAAATTGTTCAACTTTCTCAAAAAACAAATAAAACTGCAGCAGACAAGAAAAATCTCAAGAAAAAGATTGATGCTTTAAATGCCTCTGTTAGTGGATTGAATCTAGTCTATGACAAAAACACTGATTCTTTGTCTCATAACAGTGACCAAATCAAAGCTCGTATCTCAGCGATGGAGGCAGAATCGACATGGGAGGCATCCCAAAAGAACCTGCTTGATATCGAACAAAAGCGCGCTGAAATTGGCGAGCAACTGAAGCAGATTGCAGAACAACGTAATAAGTGGAATGAAGAATCCAATGTTAGCGATAGTGTTCGTAAAGAAAAACTGCAAGAACTCAACGACAAGGAAACTGAGCTTAAAAATACTCAGACAGAATTGCAAACAGAATACGAAAAAACATCTCAAGTTCAACAATCTGCATCTGAGGCAATGGCTTCTGCCGCCGAAAATGGTTCAAATAGGCAAGTTGTAGCATACGAAAACATGTCTAAATCTCAACAAAAAGCAATAGACGATATGCGTACTAAGTACAATGAATTACTTGAGACAACTACGAACATGTTTGATCAGATACAAATGAAGTCAGCTATTAGTGTCGATGAAATGATTGCCAACCTCCAAAAAAACCAAGAAGCGGTTAATAATTGGGCAACAAACCTCAATACACTAGCCGAACGCGGAGTAAATGAGGGGATTTTGGCTAAATTACAAGCGATGGGGCCTCAAGGTGGATTGTATGTTCAAGAACTTGTTAATGCCTCAGACGAAAAGTTAGCAACTTTGAACGAAGTTTTTACTCAAGGTGGTGAGTCAGCTATGAATGGCTTGACTGCTGGTATGGATACTGGTGCTTTGGGTATCACAGACAAGATCAAGGGCATTGTACAAAGTCAAGTATCGAGTTTGCAAGAAGAAATTGCAGCTGCTGACTTTTCTAGTTTGGGGCAAGAAATCCCCAACGGGGTCAGTCAAGGGATAGAACAAGGAGCTTCTACCGCTGGAGAATCTTCTAAAAACATGGCTAATGATATAAAAGAATCCTTTACAAGCGAAATGGATATTAATTCCCCATCTCGTGTTTTCAACGAGTACGGAGGTTTTATTACTACTGGATTAGCTGAGGGGGTAGATAAAGGTATCAATCAACCTGTATCATCTGTTACTAACTTAGCCAATCAAATTAAGAAACCATTTGATAGTTTGCAGAGTGATTTCACGTACATTGGTGAAATGGCGATGTCTGGTCTTAATGCAGGGCTTTGGAGTGGTTCTGGTGCTGTTATGGCAACAGCAAATAGTATTGCTGCTCGTATCAAATCAACAATACAGAGTGCCTTGGATATCCATAGTCCATCTCGTGTTATGCGTGATGAAATCGGACGCTTTATTCCTCAAGGTATTGCTGTTGGTATTGAAGCAGATGCTGGCGTTGTTAAAAGATCGATGTTGCGATTAAAAGAAAGCATGATGATTGATACTAGACCAGAAATCGCACTTGGTTTGAACAAGAAACTAGGCGCTCAAGTGACTGTTAAACAAAGTAGTAAGCAGACAATAGCTGAAAAAATCAAGGTCACTATGGACAAATCTAGCGAATTGCTAGAGAAAGCCCTAGATGTGGCTGAAACGGCTGTTAGACGACCGAGCGAAATGTACTTAAACGATGGTACATTGGTCGCTAAAACAGGTGATAAATTCGCTAAATATCAGTCAGAGCAACTCAGACGAGAAAATAGAATGAGAGGTATTCTTGAATGACGAAAACGATGGTTTTTAACGGTGTTGATATGTCACGCTTCATCAAAATCAAGGATATTATTCGCCCTATTGGAAACAAGAGGAGCGTTACATTTGATAACGCTCCCTCATTGGGAGTTAACATCCAACAAGTGAAACGTGGGGAAAAGGAGCATACTATCAAGTTTGACATGATTGAGCGTGATGGGGCGGCTCTTGAGCGCCTCAAACATGAATTGGCTGGCGTTTTGAACGTGCTAGAGCCTGTAAAAGTTGTTTATGGCGATGAACCGGACAAGTATTATCTGGGGTTACCAGTAGATGAAATCACCCCAGAAAATTTGACAAGATGGTTTCAACGCTCGGAGTTTAAACTTGTCATTCCTGATGGGGTGGCTCACAGCATTGCTTACAAAAAGTTTGATAGCATAGCTAACGCTACTGTAACAGGAAATAAAATGGTATTTGATTTGGCCAACAATGGAACAGTTCCAGCAAATCCAATCGTAAAAGTCAAGCACAATTCAGATAACGGTTATATCGGTATAGCGAATAACACGGGTTCTTTTGAAATTGGAAATAGCGAAGATGCTTTTACTGAGCCATCCCAAAAATCAGAAATGCTGCTTAACTATCGAGATAATGAGATCTCAAATGGTTTTATGCAAGCGTTAAAAAATCAAGCTGTTACAAACGATAATACAGAGTATGTAGTTGGAACAGCTGAGATGGTGAATCTCTGGGATCGCTCACATATTCGATTGAAAGACTTGCGAGGAGAAACAAAATTACACAACTATGCAACTAGCTTGTCGTGGGATATTCCAGCCAATAGCGCAAAAACAACAGGATCACTGGATGACTATTTGTGGTGGAGGCAAGTTTTTTGGGCAGAGGCAAACAATCAATACGGCTTCATCAAGATTACTGTATCTGATACAGCAGGTAAGTTTTTATATGGAGTAGAAACTTTTAAACGAAATCTTAGCTCTGATTGTGAATACAACTTTTTTGTAAGCGATGGAAAAGGTGGTTATCGTATCTTAGGACGTTGGAGATTTGATGGTACAACAACTGCTGACCGAAACCCTTTTAGCGTGGCCAAAGGATGGTCTGACTTGAAACGTAATGATGACAGAATCCAAGTTTTTTATGGTGGTTCTTACTCAACTTTCATTGTTCCAGAAATTAAAGGGAAAAAATCCGCTAGAATTCACGTGACAATAGGGGCATATCGAGATCATCCAATGGTTTCTCACATGTACCTTGATGGTCTATATTATCGCAAAGACTTTGTTACACAGACGAGAGATATTCCTAACCGTTTTACGACTGGTTCAAATGTTGTCATCAACAGCGAAGACGACACAGTCTATATTGATGATATTGCAAAAGCAAGCGAGGTTGTAGATGGTTCTCAATGGCTCTCCATCCCTCCAGGTAATTCAAAATTAGAGCTGTACTTCTCTAGTTTTATCAAAAAACATCCGACAGTGACGATTGAATTTGAAGAAAGGTGGCTATAATGCTATTAACAATTCATGATGCAAGTTTGCAAAAAGTTGCTTTTGTTGATAACGACAAGCAAAATACGCTTAATTATTACGACGATACTTGGGCAAGGGATTTACCGACAGGATCCTCAACATTTGAGTTCACTGTATTTAAAAAAGCCATTAAATCGGATACTGCGTTATCTAAGGCTTATCAATATCTGAATGAGCGTGCTTGGGTTTCGTTTCGATACCATGGGCGCACCTACCTATTCAATGTGATGACTGTTGAGGAAAACGAGCAGACAATCAAGTGTTATTGTGAAAATCTCAATCTTGAGTTAATCAATGAGCATGCCAATCCGTACAAAGCAGAAAGAGCAATGTCATTTATTGAGTATTGCCAAGAAATGGGGCTGCTTGGTTTCAGTAATCTTTCCGTTGGAATTAACGAGATTTCAGATAGGAGACGAACTCTAGAATGGGAAGGACAAGATACTAATCTTGCTCGTTTGCTTAGTTTGGCTAACAAATTCGATGCAGAAATTGAGTTCGAGACACAATTAAATGCCGATAGTTCTATCAAATCATTCAGAGTTAATGTGTATCAAGAGAACGACGAGAATCACCAAGGCGTTGGGCGTGTCAGAAATGATATACAGCTAACTTATGGGAAAAATCTAACTTCTATCACTAGGAAAGTTGATAAGACGGGTGTTTTTAATGCGATCAGACCCACAGGTAAAAGGCGTGTTAAAAATGAAAAGGGCGAAGAAGTAGAAGAGGTGGTAACACTTCGAGGGTTAGATCCTTGGTCTGTAACGAGGGATGGAATCCTTGAATTTTATCAACGTAATGAATCTCTATATGCCCCTATCTCTATGCAAATGTATCCATCTGTTTTTAGTCCAAATACTTTTGATGATCAATGGATACGAAAAGATTTCTCTTATGAGACAGACAATCCAAAAGAATTGCGCCGATTGGCTTACAATGAGCTAAAAAAACATTGTTATCCTGCGGTGACATATGAAGTAGATGGCTTTATTGACGTTGAGATTGGTGACACAATCAAGATTTATGACAATGGTTTTAGTCCGGCTCTTATGATTCAAGCACGGGTCTCTGAGCAGAAAATTAGCTTTACGAATCCAGCAAGCAACAAAACTACCTTTTCTAATTTCAAGGCACTTGAAAACAAGTTATCGGATGGCATTCAAGCAGCTTTCGAGCGACTTTTTGAGGCATCGAAGCCATACATTATCAAGTTAGCCACTGACAAAGGTGTCATCTTTAAGAATGGGGCTGGCGAAAGTACAGTAACTGCTACTTTGTATAAAGGTGGTAAGCCTGTTGTGGCTGGTGTCACATGGCGTTGGGCACTTGATGGTAACGTATCAACAGGTATGAGCTATGTCGTCAGAGGTTCAAGCGTAAGAGATACAGCTACGCTAACTGTTGCTGCTTACATTGATAATAATCAAGTTGCTGTTGATGAGATATCTTTCGCAAATGTTCTCGATGGACGAAAAGGAGAAAAGGGAGATAAGGGTGATGCTGGTGCAAGAGGTGAGCAAGGCATACAGGGAGAACGTGGTTTGCCTGGAGTAAAAGGTGACCGTGGCTTGCCTGGTGAGAGAGGTTCAGATGGCCGTACTCAGTATACACATATTGCTTATGCTGACAATGCAACTGGTGGGGGATTTAGTTTTTCAGGACAGGGCAAGGCGTTTATAGGCGTTTATCAAGATTTTACTGAAACCAATAGTAACAATCCCACGAAATACTTATGGACAGAATGGCGTGGACGTGATGGCGCTGATGGGCTACCAGGTAAGGCTGGAGCAGATGGAAGAACACCTTATGTTCACTTTGCGTATTCTGACAACGCAGACGGCTCAGATTTGACAATGACAGATAACGGACAGCGTTATTTTGGCCATTATTCAGATTATGAGAAATCTGATAGTTCGGATAAAAGCAAGTACAAATGGGCTGATCGTTGGGCTAAAGTTGAGGTTGATGGACAAAATAAATTTATCTCAAATACCTCTCAAAAAGGTTTTTTGGGAAATAATGGTGTAATTTATGGACAAGACCCAATAAATCAAGAAAAAACGTCTGATTTTATTGATATCCATAATTTTAAAAGTGTCATTTTTCAACTTTGGATAAAAACACCCAAAAATGAGAAACCTTGGCATGCTTGGCAATTTTTCGATGCTCAAAAAGCTATTATTGGTAATAGAGTGACTGGGCAAGACGCCTATACTACAAAATCGGTTGAATCTACTTGGTATCTTGTTAATAAAATATCGGTTCCTCAAAATGCACAGTATATTAGGATTTCAGCGAGGATGTATGATAATGCGAAGATTAAGTTAGAGGGAGGCACCATCCCCACAGGGTGGTCTCCAGCTCCCGAAGATGTGCAAGCGGACATCGACTCCAAAGCTAGCCAAGTTCTAACTCAGGAGCAGTTGAATGCCCTCAATGAGAAATCACAGATTTTAGAGGCTGAAATGAAAGCGAAAGCATCCATGGAGGCCTTTAGTGAATTAGAAAAAGCATATAATGCTCTTGTTGAAAAGAACGCTAAAGATGCAGCCCAATCTGAAAAAGATTTGATTGAAGCAGGTAGAAGAATTGATTTGTTGACAACTCAATTTGGAGGACTTGCAGAGCTAAAAACATTCATTGATACTTACATGAAAAGTACAAACGAGGGCTTGGTTATTGGTAAGAATGATGCAAGCTCTACTATCAAGGTATCAAGTGATAGAATATCCATGTTTTCTGCAGGAAAAGAGGTTATGTACATTTCACAAGGCGTAATAAACATTGATAATGGTATTTTTACCGCGTCAGTTCAAATTGGGCGTTTTAGAACAGAGCAATATCATCTTAACAAAGATGTGAATGTTATCCGTTATGTTGGATAAAAGGAGGTAAAATGGCAAAATACAGCAATTCAAGTGGTAGCTTATTTTTAAATGTTTACATTGATCAAGGTGCGCAGAATATCGCTGCTAATACGTCAACTGTCAACTGGGAGATGACAGTTAGTCGCTCAAGTTATTACCACACATATAACAATAATGGTAGTAGTACACTTTCACTATCTCTTGATGGACGTAATGTCCACAGCAGCAATCCAACTTGGGAGGTCTGGGACGGAGAGGTTACTCTTGCTAAGGGTTCAAGTACCATAACACATAATGCAGATGGAAGTAAGACTCTACCTCTATCCTGCACATTTAACCCAAATAATGGTTATCATGAATCAATTACAGTTACAGCTAATATCAGTCTAACCACAATCCCACGGGCTAGTTCTGTAAGCGTAAATGCTGGAACTATTGGTAGTCCAATCACAATTAATATTAGTCGTCATAGCTCAAGTTTCAAGCATACGGTGCGGTATGTTTGGGGTAATAGGTCTGGTACCATTGCCTCTAACGTTGATACATCCACAACATGGATGATACCGCTTGATTTTGCAAATGAAATTCCAAATAGCACAAGTGGAGCTGGAGTAATTTATGTTGATACTTACTCGGCAGGTACGAAAACTGGCACGCAATCAACTATACTAACAGCAAGTATTCCACCAAACATGAAACCTACACTTTCTAATGTGACCTTAACAGATGCAAATGGTGTTGCTAGAGGGTTGCTGAGTGGAAATAACTTTCTTCAAATTGTTTCAGATATTCAGGTAGGCTTTAATGGCGCTAGTGGTGTCTATGGTTCAACTATTACAGGTTATAGAGCTGAAATTGTTAATAAGAATCATGTTGTTACTGAAAATGGCGGTAGGCTTGGGATGATGAATTTTAATGGATCAGCAACGATTCGAGCTAGTGTGGTTGATAGTCGAGGTAGACGGTCAGATGCTAGAGATATTACTATCAATGTCATTGAGTATTTCGCTCCCTCTCTCAGCTTTTCAGCTGTTAGAACAAGAGAGTCGCCCAACATCATTCAAATCATCAGAAACGCCAAAATAGCGCCTCTGATGCTCTCTGGCAAGCAGAGAAACAACATGACTTTGACTTTTCGGGTTGCTCCATTAAATACAAATAATTTTTCTGTTGATAATGGTAGCGCATCAGGTATCTTTACAACCATTCATACATTGACAAATTCGGCTGCAAATTTAGCAGGGAATTATCCGGCCACTAAATCTTTTACAGTCATTGGACGACTTGAGGATAAGTTTACAAGTGTTGAATTTTCAGCTACTGTTGCGACCGAAAGCGTGGTGATGTCCTACGACAAAGATGGTCGGGTAGGTGTTGGAAAAGTGGCAGAATTGGGGAAACCTGGTTCGTTGGATGTTCTTGGTGATATCTATGCGAATAATAAACAAATTCAGCAGTATCAACTCACCAATAATGATGGCAGTGCTATTAATGATTTTACAAGTAATTTTGATGTACATGATAAATCAGGTTACTACCACAAAGCAGCAAATTCACCAAACAACCCCTCTAAAACATGGGGACTTCTTCATGTAGTCGGTGGAGGGGCGCATCTTGTTCAATATTTTGCTGAGCGTGATGGAAGTCGTCGCTTGTTCATTCGTGCTAAAACGAATGGGAATTGGACACCTTGGGTTGAATATGCAACTGTCACTAAGACGATTACAAGAAAAATTGATGGTGGATGGGGCGTGAAGCTCAATGCAACAAGGAATGGAAATACTGTCACACTGTCAACAGAGCATATTTCAGTATCTATCAATACTGATTCAGATTACAGGGAGTTACGTGAGACCTTACCAGCAGGCTTTAGACCGGCGAGTGAGGCGCACTTGATATTACAGGGGCATTCAGGCTCAACAATTTCAGGAACAGCTATCTTACATTTAGCCACAGATGGTAAAATTCGCCTGACTAGTAGATCTCCAGGTAACAAATTTTGGGTAGGAACAATTACTTATATCACATCTGATCCTTATCCATAACATCGTAAAAAATCCCTAATTATTAACGGATAATTAGTTTATAAAGGAGGAAATGACAATGCTAAAAGTCACTAAAACACGTCAGCTAGTAGCTGAATTTTTCGCACAAGATGGCGACCAACAAAAATTGGTCAAAACTACTGTAGTCAACACGGACAATGATGCCGTTTCAACAACATCCGAGACACTTCATGATCCAGATCTCTACGCTAAAAATCGTAGCAGCATGCGTAAACATGAGCAAGAGTTACGAGAAATGCGCTATAAGATTGAAGATGCAATTTTGGCAGAGCTGGAAGCAGATGCAGAGCATAAGGAATAGGAGATGTTTATGCCAGAATACGAGCGTTTAATTGTACAGTTCGTTTTCTCTCTCGTCCCTGTTGTAACTCTGTATTTCTCAATGAAAGACCGCAATACAAAGCAAGAAAATCGTATTACGGCTATGGAAAAAGACATTGAAAATCTGCAAGAATTTAAAGTGTCAGCAAATAAGCGGCTTGATAATCACGACGAGCAAAACAAGGCCATACTTGTTCTAGCTGAGCAAGTTAAGTCACTTGGCGAGGACGTGAGAGAACTAAAAAACCTAATTCAGAACAAACAATAAAAAAGGAGAATAACATGATTAATTGGAAGTTGAGACTACAAAACAAAGTAACACTGATTGCTCTTCTTGGTGCAATCTTCCTTATGGCTCAGCAATTCGGCCTTGAGATTCCAAAGAATATTCAAGACGGCGTGAACACATTCGTGTATATCCTTGTCTTGCTGGGTGTGGTCAATGACCCAACGACAAGTGGTATCACTGACAGCAAGCAAGCGCTTGAGTATGAAAATCCAAAGGAGGATTAAATGATGGTTAAAATCATCAATAATACGATTTTCAATGGGATTGCAGGCTCACGTCCGACTGAGAAGCCAAAATATTATATCATGCACAATGATGCTGGTTCTATGAGCGCTGAAAGCTATGTGGATTGGTTGCAATCTCGATACGACAACGGCCAGTCTGAGCTTGGTTTCGCTCATTACTACATCACTCGTGATGCAATCGCTCGTGTCGAAGATACATATAATGGCACTTGGTCTGCAGCGAACTATGATGCTAACATGAACTCGCTCAGCTACGAAGTATGCCAGCAGTACAATTCGACGGATGCCGAGTTCATTGAAAATGAAAACATGGTACTGCGCCAAATGGCTGAGGATATGACTTATTATGGCGATACTCCAAATTATAGCAACATCAAGTTCCACAATGAATTTTCAAGCACATCATGTCCTGCACGTTCCCTTGAATTGCATGGTGGATACAATGACAGTCTGCGTGACTATGTGATTGCTAAGATTAAGCATTATCAAAGTCTCGGTTCAACCGTCCAAGAAATGCTTGAAAAAGAAGGCAATCAAGAAGGTTGGAAGAGAAATTCAACTGGTTGGTGGTACGTCAATGCAGATGGAAGCTATCCAACGAACAAATGGCAGAAGATCAACAATGTTTGGTATTACTTTGACAGCAACGGCTATATGAAAGCTAACGCATGGCACGAGCACACAGATGGCTACTCTTACTACTTGCTCCCAAGTGGTGCAATGGCCACTGGATGGGCGCTTATTGCAAATAAATGGTACTACTTCAAAGAAACTGGTGCAATGGCCACTGGATGGGTCAAGTACAAGGAGCACTGGTACTACCTCGATGCCAAGGACGGCGATATGAAATCCAAACAGTTCATTAAGTCAGTCGACGGCTCAGGTTGGTACTACCTAAAAGAAGATGGCAGCATGGCAGATAAGCCAGAGTTCACAGTTGAGCCAGACGGCTTGATCACTACTAAATAAATTAAAAAAGAAAGGGGTAGATGTAACTTATCAAGCACCAATTTTGAAAAATGATTACACGATCAAGTTGTTGCTACTCTTTGACTTTGAAATCGAAGATACTGAAGTCATTGAATATCTGGTCACAGCTTGGAAGTATCGTGATCTGGTGTTACATTCTGTAAGGATGTATGAGTTGGAAAGGGGCAAAAAAGGGGCAAAAATGTCGTAAACCTCTGTAAAATGATGTAAAAATTCAACTTTAATCTCGTTTTAAAGCTCTAAAATCCAATGTATTGTAAAATGGTGTAAATTTACGTATCAACTATAATTGTTGTGTGCTCTTTTTTCGTGCTTTTTTCGAATAAATAAGATAAAATAGCCTAGAATAAATGATTATAGAAAAGAGAAAAATATGAAAATTCGTGGTTTTGAATTGGTTTCGAGTTTTACAGATGAAAATTTGTTGCCTAAGCGTGAGACAGCTCATGCAGCTGGGTACGATTTAAAGGTTGCCGAACGAACTGTCATTGCGCCAGGTGAGATTATATTGGTCCCAACAGGAGTTAAGGCTTATATGCAACCGACAGAGGTGCTCTATCTCTATGACCGTTCTTCAAACCCTCGTAAAAAAGGCTTGGTCTTGATTAACTCTGTGGGTGTCATTGACGGAGACTATTATGGCAATCCAGGGAATGAAGGACATATCTTTGCTCAGATGAAAAATATTACTGATCAGGAAGTGGTTCTCGAAGTTGGGGAACGTGTGGTTCAGGCTGTCTTTGCTCCTTTCTTGATTGCAGATGGAGATGAGGCAGATGGCGTGCGGACTGGTGGATTTGGATCGACAGGGAAATAGAGGGATAAAATGGCAGACTATTTATTAGTTGTAGACATGCAGTCAGATTATGTTGCTGTAGGAAAAGCCTATCATGAAGAACTGACTGCAGCTGTAAATGACAAAATTGCTACTTATCCCAGCGACCGAGTTATCTATATTCTCAATCGTTTTTTCTGG